TAGCCATTACTTACCCGACAGAAGCGAAGCGGAACCTTTAGCGCCGAGCGGCGCGGAGATAACCGACGTAAGAACCGACAGAACCGCAGCACCCGCCGCGATACCTGCGACGTTCTGCCAGTCAGCAGAGAACAGGTCGAAACCTTGCGACGCGCCTAACGCGAGTACGATCGCTTGCGCAGCGGATTTAAGCGCGCGTTCGATTGCGTCGCGTAGCCATTGAATATTAAACATTAGTTTTCTCCGGGTGTTGTTAAGGGTACTGCGGGTTCGTCTTCGTATTCGCGTTCGTCGTCGTCTAGATCGTCGTCTAGGTCCCATTCAGGATGCGGAAACGTTATTACTGCCATCGTCTAACCTCCATCGGTAAGCGTTCGTAAGATGTACGGAAAGCCATAGAAGCGACAACGCTACGAAACCGTAACGCGGCCCGGTCGTAAGCGAATAGGTAAGCCACGGTAGCGACATACAAGCCGCGACAATAAGCCATCCGTACCAGCGTTTACGTTTGCCGACGAGCTGAGACATAGCGAATAAGCCGACCAGCTCAAAAGCGAACAGTAGCCACGGCCACGTTTCTTCGGTCATTCGTCGTAGTCGTCTTCGGGTTCTTCGGTTTCGGGTTCGTAGATCATAATTCCCCATAGCACTTCGGCGTAACCGGCAAGGTCTACTACCGAGTCGCGCACTAGTTCGGCCGGGTGCATTTGCTCTAGACCGTAGGCAATGCGCGACAACTTAACCGCCGCCATAAAAAGCGCGCCCTCTTCGGGAGTCATTTCAATATTTGTAATAGCGCGAAAGATATCTACCGTTCGCGTCCAATCTTCTACCGGGTGCGCGTAGGCAAATTGTCGGTCCCCATATACGAGCTTATGCGCGTCGGCCGTAATCGAGTCCCACTTAATCGTTTCGGGTTCCTGCGTACCCATTGCCTACCATCCCTCTTTTTTGCGGTCGGTCACCATGACCGGTGCCGAAAGTGTGATACCGCGCTCCGGTGTCACTAACCATAAAGCTTGCTGCGCTTGCTCCGGTCGGAAGTTAGAAACCGCGGCGTATTCGTCGTAGCCTTTAAGCGAACCGTTAACGATAAGCCCCTGCTCCGGTGCGCTAATTAATTGATGCCAATGGCCCATTACCATAGTGTCAAACGTTCGCCCTTCGGCCGCGTAACGTTGCGCCTTACGCGCAGACATTCGCATAATCGGCGACCATATACCGCCGATACCGCCGCCGCCCGTAGTCTGGTCGCCATGCGTAAGCAGATGCGTTACACCGTAAACCGGTACCCAACAGTCCGTCCCGTCTGTAATGTCAAACGTTATAGAGTCGCTGCGTAACTGCCGGGCCAGCATATGCCCTAGCAGATAGTCGAGATTATCGCGGGCGCGTTGTTTCGTTCGCGGCTTGCGCGTCAACCGACCATGATTACCGACCACTACGGGTACGTGAAGCTTGCCGAATTCGTCGGCGATCATTTGTAAAGCCGCGGCTATCTGCTCTGACCAGTAGAGAAGCGAACCGAAAAGAGTATCCTCGTTTGTTTCTGCGAGATCATGCAGCGTGCCGGTAAACATATCGCCGCCGAGCATCACTACCGCACCGTCATAAGTGACGCCGGTAAGGTAATGCCTAGCAAGTTTTATAACCCCTTCGGCCCAACGTTCGAGACGCTGCGTAGCTATGACCCGGTTATAAGCGTTCAGTCCGCCTACCTCATCCGGGTTTACTACCTCGTCGAAATGGGTGTCGGAAAGAATGGCGACTAGTGTCGCGTGATGCTTGCCGCGCGGTTTTTTCGGCGTCAACCATTTAGGCGGCCGCGTATCCGCTGCGGTTATCGCATCGTGAAAATCTAGGAAGCGTGTTAGTTCCTCTGTCTTCGCGTCGGACTGGTCTAGCTGACGGCGTAGCGTCGAATTCTCGCGACGTAGTTTCGCGTTGCGACGTGCGAGCGCGTCTACGTCTAAAGCTACTTCGTCTTCGTTTAGTTCGTCACGAAATGACACAACGTAACCGATGCTTTCTAACGGCATTGCCGGAAATATCTAGACCGCGGTTATTCAACGCGCGCGCGATCGGTTCGGTAGGTACTGTTTTGTCTGCCATGACCGTAGCGATTTCGGCGGCTTCGGTCGGGTCTAACTGTTCGAGAAGTTGGCACGTCCGGCAGCGTTGCCCGGTTCCGCGGTTCTCTTTTTTTACTTCGTCTGCGAAGCTCATACCGTCCCCTTTAGGCGGGTTCACCATTTACGGCGGCCGCGGTGGTGAATGTTTTCGTGCCTGTGTAGTTCGTCGGTTACTGCGTCGAAACGTGCGTCTACTTTGTCGTCTATTTTGTTTACTGACTTGTGCAGGTCTAGGAGTCGGTCGCGTACGTCGGTTACGAGTGCGCGCCCTTCGGCGTGTTGCGTTGTGTTCTCACGGCGTAGGCGTACTAGTTGTACGATTGCGCCGACGACCGCGCCGAGCGCAAGCGTTAATACTGTTACTATTCCGATCCATTCGGCCACGCCGAAACCCGGACCGTCTACTATCGTTGTCGAAGCTTGCGCGAGCATGGCACTACGCGACTAGTGCGCGAAGATCGTTTACGCGGAACCAGTCGCACCACGGCCCGGCGGACGGTGCCGCTTGCCATGATCCCCAAAGCTCACCCATAGCGGCGAGCGTGACACAAAGCCGACCGTCGGCGGCGTATTCGGCTACAAGGTTTGACCCTGCGATACCCGGTTTAAGTTCCATCCACGGGCCAATCGGGCCGCCGGGTGTACCCGACCAGCAAGACACAACTTGCCCGCCGTCGGTGAGCGCTATAAATTCGTCGCGCTTGTCTGTATTAACCATATGGAACATATCGGTATCTTTCGTAGAAATCGGTCCCGGTGTCGGCGTTGCCGTACGGATTGCGTTTACTAGTTGCTGGTCAAACGTCGCGCGGTCCGGGTGTCGGCTCCACGCGTCGGAACGGTCGGCCGGTTGAACGGTGCCGTGGCAGAACAGACCGACGCGGTTAAGTGCGTCCGTTCCTACCCATTGCGCAGCGGCGTTTACGTCAATGCCTAGCGACTGCCATAGTTCGCGGATAGCTGAACCGGCGCGCGTAATCATTGCTTGCGTATTCGGGTCGTTAGGGGAAAGGTCCGCCGAGCGGCCCGCTAAACAGATATGCCACGTACGCGAATTGTAGCCAGCACTAGCTACGCTGAACGTCGTAAAATCCGGTGGCACAAGGTAAACGGTTTCGTCGCTGTCAACGATTGCCGCATACGATCCCGGATCGGTACGCCGCGCAATATACGCCGCTAACGCGCGTGCGCTACCCGGCCCGGTTGAGCCTTCGGAAGTGTGAACCCCTACCGCCCACGTCGGACTAGCGTTTCGCGACGTATAAAACTGTCGCGACTTAGGCGGATTATCTAACAGGTAGTAGGTCATAGGTTCCTAGAACGTTTGAACAATTAGTGAGCGACTCGAAAAGTTTACGTTACCGCCGGTTGAGCGATATTTAAGAATAAACGTATGCGGACCCGCGGTTAAACCCGTAATGACGCGCGAGCTAAAAACGTTCGCGGCGATCGGTGAAGACGCATTAGAAAGCCCGACGATACTTGCCCTTATAATCCCGTCAATATATAAGTTAACAAAGGCGGTTTGAGACGTTGTTTCTAACCCAATGTACGCGCCCGCGGAAACCAAAACGCGGCCCGTCTGCGTAACGTTAATAGTTACAGTCGGCCCCGCCGTCGGTGTCGAGTCAACGTCCACGGTAGAAGACGTAGTAAACGTCGCGTTAATTTCTGCAAACTGCCACGGTTGCGTAGTGTCTTGCGCGCGCGGTGCGGTTTCGAGCGCACGAATACGCGATTCCATACCACGAATATAAGTAGATAAATCTTCGGGTAGCGGAATGTCCGGCATTAGTTAGGTTCCTCTCCCAAGATTAACGAAACCGCTTCGGTTCCTTCGTCGTCTACGCTAACGTTCCACCCGACTATTCTACGGTACTGGTCGAGACCATCCGGGAAACGTGGCGAAAGGTTCGGCGGGATAATCAAACGGCACGCGTCGCCCGTAATGTACGAACCGAAAACCGGGTCTAGGTCTGCGCGTACCGTGATTTCCGGTAGCACGACCGGCGTAGCTACTGCCGTGATACGTCCGGCGGTAAGCGCGTCTAGTTGTGTTTGCCCGTCAGTACCGCGCGTACGTTTAGAAGCGGTCACTTCCTCTAGTAGCGGATAGCCGGGACCGCCTGACGTGCCGGGCAGAATTTGGAACGTATCAGCGGCGGAGCTAATAAGCATCGCGTCGCCTTCGCCGTTGCCGGTCGCCCATACTTTATTTGCTACGCGGGTACCGTCGGACGGCCACGTAAATTCGGTTACGTTGCGACCTACTTCGAATACGTGACCGGATCGGGAGAAGTTACGGCCGCGACGCGGATAGGAAAGAGTTAACGTTTTGTCTACGGTGCCGCCGCTATTCCATGCGTACGAATAGTCATACTCAAAACCGGCGTCGGCTTTCGCTAGTTCCTCGATTACGTCGCCTACGGTCTGTAGTTCGTAGCGGTCTAGTTCTAACGTTACCGGCGGCTCTGTAAACGTTGGGGCTATTTCGCGTACTACCGTTACGTTTACGTTTCCGCCTTGCGCAGCTTGCGCCGTCGTTATGACAGTCTGCGCGATCGTAGTCGCGGTAGATGCGGTAAAGGTTTGGTCGTAGTTTACGATCCGTCGCCGCCAGTACGAACCATCATCGGAAGCGCGTACGTCTCGGGACTGGTCGCTATCGTTGTAGGCCGCTACCCAAATAATACCGCACCACACGATAACGCCGTCGCGCTCGATAATGAGCATACGCCGGGCTTCGTCTACAGCATCGTTTAGAAGTGTCGCTAGCGCGCGGTTTGTTTCGCTATTAGGTGCCGGTAGTGCGAGCTTGCCGGATGCTTGACCTACGTCGTTTAGGCGTGCGCCGAAACTGAGACCGGCTAACGGTAACTCGGTTATGCGCGTACCGGTTCGAAGGTCCGCGGCTATACAACGGTATTCGGCCATAGTTAGACGCGCGCGCCGCCGATCAAGTAGGCGCTCAACTGCGGCGCGATCGGGTCGATGTTGTTGGGAATAGCTACGGTGTCAAGTAGACGTGCGGTGCCCGTTGAATGGTAGGTAAATAATTCAATATAATCACCGGCGGCAAGCGGCAACGTTGCAGAAATCGCTACTGGTGCGAATGTGGTGGTCACACCCATCATTCGCGTAACTGCAGCTCCGTTTACGTAAATACCGACAATAGGGTTAGTAACCGAAGAAGAATCGTAGCGAATGTACCCGTTAACGGCGTACATTCCGCCAAGACCGGCCGGGATAGTAATACGCGAAATGTTTGTTGCCGTAGAATGGTAATTGTCGGAATCGTAAAACTCATAGTTAAGCGCGATTACGGTAGGAGTTACGTTGTTTATTGCTTGCTGGAGTGTATGGCCGAGGTGGACGCCATGCGTGCGCGAAATGCTAGGAAGATCACGCCACGCCGTACCGTCGTAACTCATAAACCGGTTCGTAGTACCGGTGACAATTTGCACATTTTGCCCTGCATAGGGAACCGGTATAAATTGGTCGCGTTGCGTAGTTGAGCCGAAGGCGGGACACGCGTTTAGAATATTCGCCATAGTCCGAAGGTCGGTAATATCCGCGGTGTTAATAGCAGTATCGCCAGCCGCAACCGTGATACGTGCAAGAACCAGCGCATTAGGAAACGAAGCTAACGAAGGGTCTGCGGGAGACGCCGCCGGAGTACCAGTAACAACGGTAATACGCGCATCGTTCGTAGCACCCGAATAAAACGCGTCGCGAACCTGAGCAATAACTAAATCCCTACGACCGTTCGTAGCATCAGCCGCCGAGATCGAAAGGTTAACGGTGCCGTCGTTCCATACATGATACGCACCCTGATTAGCGTTCTGCGTGCCACGAATAAACGCGCCACCCGCCGCAACGTTAACCGACATATTCGGCGTACCGTTCTGCGTAACCGCAAAATCGGCACCACGAGCCACGCCATGCGCCGGGTCACTCGACGCGACACCACCCGCAAACGAACCAGTAGCCGCGCCCAACATACCGCCAAGCATTAACCGCGTTTCCTCGGCCGGATGCGAACCCGCCTGCAAAAAGATAGGGACACTACGAACAGTCATAACAAAACCTTTCTAAACCCACGCAGAGCGGAAGGTAAACGAGACAGAACCGGAACCGGAAGTACCAGCAAGACGAACCGTATTGTCACCCGGTGCAAGGTCCCACCATGAGGAACCCACGACCAGCGACGAATAACGCGAAGCCGTACCGTTAAGCAATACCGAACGGTCAAGCGACGAAACGACTAGCGTTTGCCCTGCGCCTACTGAAATAGTAAACGCTATAGCCTGTCCGGTCGTCACGTTCTCTAGGACCGGGTTAACGATGGGACCGGCAATAGTCGCGACCCACGGCGCGGCAAACTCTCCGGCGTTAGTAGCGACAAACTGCCCGCCAGTAACCGCACCGCCAAACGAAAGCGGAAACGTAATAGGGAACACTAAACCGGTACCGGAAACCGAAGCCTGCGAAACGGATTGCGTAGTAGCCGCCTGCGAATAAATACGCGGGTCAGTCGCCCAAAACTCGACGGCCGCGGAACCATGCCCGAAGAAATACGAACGATCCACCGGCAACGATAAACGCCGCACCCGCGCCCCAACCTCGATAGAGATACCGCCCGCTACGCCGGGAATTTGAAACACTAGCGGCAACTCATCACCCTGACCGGGAACAAGCGCACGAGAAAAATCTGACCATACCGTTTCGTCCGGATGCGCTGCGACTACCTCGACCTGCGCCATAAGAGAACGCCCGCCGAGAAGATCAGTACCGGCGAATAGCCCGTGAGCGCGCGCCCGGATTTGGTCGCTAGTGCGCACCTCGGGCGAGTCATGCAACCCGGTTAGCTGCGTAATCTGATACGGCGAACCGTCGCCGCCGATCGTTAAACCGTTATACGTAAACGTCCAGTCGCTAGGCATCAGCCCGCCACCTTCGTAGCCCATAGAACTTCTTTACCGATTTCGTACGGTGAGGCTTGCGCGTTAGTTACGTACACGTTTACCGTTCCGCCGCCCATTGCGTCGCCGCCCATCATTCGTTTCGTGTCCGGGTTTGAGAAGATACGAACACTAGAACCGACTTTATAGCCAAGCTCGGGACCGCGTTCGCCAACGATAAACGGACCGTCCCCGACCATACCGCCAGTCGCGAACGTGGGAATTCTGAATTCTGCACCTGCAATAAGCGCGCCGACGCCCGTGTATTTTACCCAATCGGGGACTTTGAACCCGAAGCCGCCGATGGTGCTATTCCAAAGATTCTTAATTCCGTTAAACGCCGCTTCAAACGGTGCGGTAATTGCGTTACTGATACCAGTAAACACGGTAGAGATAACATCCTTTGCGGTTTGGAAGAATCCCCACACGCTAGCGATACCTGACTTTATGCTTTCGAAAGCGCCTGAGATTCGAGACCACGCCGAACCGATAGCACCGCTAATCGCATCCCACACGGTACTAACAACGGTCCACAAAAGTTGGTAGTACGGAATCAAAATCTTTTCGATATACCAGTAAATAGCATCCCAAATAGGTTTAATTACATTGTTCCACGTTGACATCACTATGCTGGCGATACTCTCGAAAATGGTTTTTGCAACATTAAAAAGTAGCGTGTAATACGGAATAAGAATTTTTGTGATGTAGAAAACGATTGCGTCGAATACGTGACTGATAACGTTTTCCCATGCGTACGAAATTACTTGCTGAATAATTTTAAACGCATTGTCAACTACGTTTCGGAAACTCTCGACGTTTTTGTAGGCGTAAACCAAACCGCCGACAAGCGCAGCAATAGCAATTACTACGAGCATGATCGGGTTTGCTGACATAACCGCATTCAGAACCGCGGTAGCAACTGCAACCGTTTTCGAAACAACGGACACCGCCAGTAGATAACCTTTGTAAAGAAGGAAAGCAGTAGCCAAAGTACCGACGAACGGAATGATAAACGCGATCCTCTCTTGTAAAAACTTTACGCCTTCAATAGCAGCGTTAAACGCGCTACGCGCAAAATTGCCGATGCGCTCAAAAGTTCCGGCAAGACCTGACGAAGTAACGTCACCATTGCCAGCCATAAACGCCGCAAAAAATGCTTTTACAGAACCTACGATTTCAATAAAAATCGGCTTTACCGTCTCGTATACATCGCGTGCCACTAGGCCGATGCGCTCGAATACGCCAGCGAGACCCGACGAAGTAACGTCACCGTCGCCAGCTTTGAACGCTGCAAACATTGCTTTAATTGAACCGGCAACTTCCAAAATGATAGGTGCAATTTTTGCGCCGATGTCAATTAGTGCGACAGAAGCGAAAGCTTTAAACTTGTCGATAACCGGTCCAAGTCCCGTATTCATTTGTTCAAAAGCTGCGTCGGTAGCTCCGCCGGATTCGGCCATAGCCGCAAGGTTCTTTGTAAAAGTTTCGGTACCTTTACCAGTCAACGCCAACGCTGCGCCGCCCGCTTCGACAGAACCGAAAAGATCGTTAATCCCTACGTTCGTTGTCCCGGCGTATTTTTCCAACATTGCTAAAGCTTGCTGAGTATTGCCGCCGCCCGCGATAAATTCTTTAAACGACTTGCCCGAAATCTTGCTAAATACGTCAGAAGTTTTAGTTCCCTCTTTCGAAAGTTCTACAAACAAGCCGCGAAGCTGCGTTGTAGCTACTGACGTAGGAACACCCTGCGCAGTCATTGAAGCAAGCGCCGCGGTTACGTCGCCAAACTTTACGCCGAGCGCCGCCGCCGTCGGTGTCACTTGGAAAAGCGACGCGCTCATTTCCTCAAACGTTGTCTTACCCATACGAACCGCGGTAAACATTAAATCGGACGCTTGCGTAGCCGAAAGAACATCAGACCCGTACGCATTCATAACCGACGAAATACCGTTAACGGAAACCGTTAGATCGGTAACGCCACCCTTCGCGGCTTTCTGCGCTACCTCCAAAAACTCAAATACGTTTTCTTTTGGAACGCCAGCCGAGAGAGCCTGATATAGAGCCGGGACTACCTTGTCGGGAAGTACGCCGAATTCAGTTGAAAAGTTTTTTACGTCCTTAGTCATTGCATCCATAGCCTCTTTTGAGGTTCCGGGAATAAGGGTAAAAACTTCATTCATAGAACGCTCGAAATCAGCGAACGCTATAACGCCTTTTCCGATTGCCGCAACGCCGACCGCAACGCCGGCAATAGCGCCAACCTTCACGGCGCTACCTATTGTGTCTCCAAATTTAGAAAGTTTGTTTTGCGTGTTATCGGCGGCGTCGTCAACTTGCTTAAACGTTTTTGAAGCGCTTTTGTCTTCGCCGGTGAAAACAACCGAAAGGTATTTAGTAGTCATTTTATTAGCCTTTCGATTGCGCTCTGTTTGTTTCTTCTAGGTGGTCTATGTATGAGACCAGTTCTGCCGGTGATAGGCGGCCAATATCCCACGGTTTAATTCCGTAAAGATACGACAAAGCGGGCCAAACTTTTAGAAGCTTGGCCCGCACTATTCCGGGTCGTCGTCGTTTTCTTCGGGATCGTCTAACGCGATTTCGAAATCGTCAGGGTTTAAGTCTTCGGGCCATTCCTCTAGAACGGTTTCGAGACGTAGCGTAGGTTCACCCGATGCACGCCGGGCGAGCCATAACATAATTTGTAGCGAGTCCACCGATACGGTTAACTCACCGCCCCAAAAAGCCGAGAACGGCAAACCGCCGCACGCTTTACGTACCGCGATTTGCTCGTCAAAGGGTAGGTTATTTGGACAGAAAGAATAGGCGTTACCTTTTACGGTAATTCGCAAAACTTGCTGAGCCTGTTCGTTTTCTTTACTGCGTTTGCCGATACCCGGTCTAGGTGCTGTAGCCATGTTGAAACCCTCCTGCAAGGTTTGTTATTTGTCGGGAAATGCTCGCGCGGCTACCCGGTCGATTGCGGCGGCGTGAGCTGCCACAATGTCGTTTAGGTGCCGAGCTAGTGCCGCGTTAATTGCGTACGGTCCTTCGTTTCGTTCTGCTACTTTCCAGCCTGCGCCGACCCATTCCGGGTGCTGACGTTTGCCTTCTAGTTTTGTTGCATACCAACCGGTTCGCCGTTTAGCTCCCCAAAAAGCAACGTTAGCCATAGCCGTAGGGTTTCGTTTACCCTTTGACGGTTTGATTTGGATACGTGCGCTACGTGCGTTTGCGGAACCTTTAATAGCCGAAGCGGCGCGACGCTGAATACCGCCCATAGAACGGGCTTCGTTTTGCGATACGCGTTCCGCTATTTTTGCTACGTCGCGGTTTGCTCTAGTTAGTTCTTTCGGGAATTCGGGACCGACGGCCTTTAGGGCTTTACGGAATTCGCGTAGCCCGGTTATCTCAACGGCCACGCGTTACGGCGTAGCGTCGCTATTGACCAGTACGGCGGTAATTGCTGACGCATCGGTAGACGATGCGACACACTTAAACGGAAGCGACTGCGTAAGAATCTCGCGGCCGCCGACCTGAGGGGTAGAACCGTCTACCCGAACGTTTGTAGTAATCGTTACCGAGTCGCTGCCGGAAGTGAACGAAGCGACTAGCGCAGCTTCGGTACCGGTAACGAAACGGCGGTACTGCGTAAGGTCTGTAAATTCTAGTTCGATAGTTCCGGTGTATTCACGTAGACCAGTTTCGAGAGGTTCCGAAATACGTTGGTTACCGAGGAAGCGACGTGCGTCGTCTAGTCCGTTGTTGCCGGAAATGGTCAGGCTCTTAGCGTTAACCGATACGCCACCGATAGAAACGGCCGCATGGTTAAACTTTAGCGGCTTAATTGCTGACGGATACGAAGCGGCCGCGAGAGCGACGCCAAGAGTAAAGGTTACGCCAGTACCCGACGCGGTAGCGTTAGCGGAAAGCGTCGCGGCCGTTGCGGACTGTACGGAAAGGATCGTAGCGCCGGACGGGATGCCGGTACCGGAAATCGGGTTACCAATATCGGAAGCGTTAAACGCTGCGCTAGCCGAGGTGATCGCGGCAGACCCGGAAGTAGTAACGCCGTCGGTGACGGTACGAAAGTCGATTTCACGCGAACCGACTACTTCCATTCCGAGGGTAGCAATTTCGCCAGCTGCGCAGGCGATTTCCCACGATGAAACTTTCATACCCGCATAGGTGAACGGGTACGTAGTTCCGTCGGTTGCCGGTCGGCCTACCTGAATAGTAAGCGCGTCGCCAGTAAGGTCGCCCGGTGTGAACGTATGCGTATACGGTCCCGCGCCAGTAGTAGCAACGTCACCGAACATAGCGGTAAACAGTTTGCCTAGACCACGGTTGTAAAGCTCATGCTCCACGGAACCGGAAACGGTAATATCGCCGCCGTTCCATTGCTGAGAAGCAAGCACAGTACGACCGGCAATAATGCCCGCCGACTCTAAGCGCGCGCGCTCTTGCATAAGAGACTCGGAAACCAACGGAAGAAACGCGGTAACCGTAACCGGTGTACCTACGGTGCTTTCCAATGCGTAACCGATTTGTGCGTCCATACCTGTACGGCCCATTATTTAACTTCCTTCGTCTCGACCGGTTCGGTCTTGTCTACGGCTTTAGCCGACGTTTTTAACGGTTTGTTTGTCCAGCCTTGCGCCGTCAAAAGTTCGGCGTAGGTTTCGTCTACGGTGACGGTTTCGCCATCCGCTACGACAATTTGTAACGCGGCTAGATATAGGTCGCCGCCTGTAGTGTTTGTGACCTGCATTGTTTACGTTCCTTTATAAAAGGCGGGTAGAAACTGTTACGACAACTTCTGCGAAACCGGCCGGGCCTTCGGGAAACATTGCCGAGGTTTGCCGTTCTTCGGTTACTTCTGCGGATAGAACGCCGTCGAGGTCAGCTAGGGAAGTATCGTCGGCGAGTGTGTCTTCGATTGTTGCGACGATTTGCGTTAACCGGTGCATAGTGTCGGTGAGTGTTCCGTAGCCGATCACGCGAATTTGAAGCGGCAAAGTAAAAATGTCGTCGCGTTGTTTACGTCCGCCGGTCATTACCGGAATATTTACGGTGCCGTCGATTTCGTCTAGCCATATAAGTTCGGCTTGCGTTACGCGATCGCCGGGCCAGCCCGGTTCTACTGTCACGTTTGCTAGTAGCGGCTCTGCACGTAGTAGAGATACGACGCGTTCGGCGGCTTGCCAGCGGATAGAGGTAGTAGCGGTCACGCTAGACCCGGTGCAATGTATTCGCGGAAACTGTTTAGCAGTCGGTCGACCTCTAGGAATCCAGTTGGTCGGCCTCTATTCCAGTCCGGCGTGCTATAGCGGGTCATAGAACCATCGAAGCTTTGCGCGATTACGTCGCGGGATTGTCCCGAACGGTCAGCGAAAGCAACGGACCGGCAGTATTCCGCGCACGCGCGTAGCAACGGTTCCGGCGGTGTAGCGATACCGTAGGTATAGGTCACGGTCAGTACGTCCGCTCCATACCATGCAGGACCGTAAATTAAGCCCGTAGCGGTCTCCGTAGTGAGGTCCGTTAGTAGTCCGGCTACGCCGTCAACGGTGAACGCTGAGACGCTAACTACCGGACGGTTTGCGAGCTGAACCCATTTATTAGGGCGTACCGTTTGTTCAGCGGTCGCGGTCCGCGTTTGGAAAGCGGTTTGTAGATACCGTTCGGCGATATCTTCGAACTCGGCAACTAGGTTAGTTAGTTCCGTATCCGTGTACGTCGTCTGATTAGATAACGCCGGAATACGTGAACGAACCTGCGCGGGAGTGAGATACGCCACGGCGTTTAATCCTTAGCGGCGCGACGTGCGCGCGGCTTCGGTTCGGCGGCGGTTTCGGTAACCGGGTCAACGGTAGTCGTCTCGACCTTTGCCGTATTGCGGGTTACTGGTTCTGCGAAACCGTTTGCGAATAGATCGGTTGCGACGCTTTCGGGTACGTCGAATTCGTTTCCTTTGCCCGGCCAGTCTTGGCCGTCAATGGTTCCCGAAATGTCAGCGAGCATACGAATACGCATAAAAGAAAGTTTCCTTAGTTTAGGTG